ACATTTAAGGATGGTATGCCAACATATATTCGTATGCAGTTATCATTCAAAGAATTGGAATTCATTACCAAAGAAAGAGTTAAAGAGGGATTCTAATGGCAATTGCTTATTTCGAAAAATTTCCTCTTGTTGGTTACAATTTAAATGCGAACCAAAAAGAGCAAACTATAGATGTTGTTAGTAATATCTTTACAAGAGTTACTTTATACTATGATAATCAGAGAATCAATTTTCGTGAATTTCTTCGCAGAAACACTCACATCTTTTATAAGTATAAAATTAAAGATGGTGACAGGCCAGAAATAATTGCACACAAACTTTATGGCTCTGCTGACTTGTATTGGTTTGTGACCCTATTCAATAATATTTTGGATCCTGTTTTAGATTGGCCTAAAGACTATATCAGTTTTCAAAGATTCATTAAATCAAAATATGGTAGTGTTGAGTTAGCCAAAACTACAGTACATCATTATGAAAAAATTATAACTACAACCACATCATATGGCGATTCATCACAGTCAATATTGCCAAGTGATGCTACCGAATATGCCACACTAGTCAATATGGTTCCTGTTGTTGCAACAATCAGCGGTGGTCCAGTAATCACACAAACCACAACAAGAAATGTTGTATACTGTTATGAATATGAAGATGGTTTGAATGAGGCAAAAAGAGATATTTCTTTGTTGAAAAAAGAATATACTGGTCAGATTATTAGAGAACTAGAACAGTTATTGGAAAATACATAATATGGAAACTGACGGAGTAGCCAATTCATATGACTTTGAGTTGAATGAGTGTAATTTAATATCTGGTAATGGTCGTAAACTTGATGTTAGAGGTATTTTATTTGAATTGAATATATTTGAAGATATCTACAATAATGTATTGACAGGCAATATCATGTTGAGTGATAGTAATAATATTATCAACAAATTGCCTCTTGCCGGATATGAAACAATCTCAATTTCATTTACAAAGCCATCACACAAATTAACATATAAAAAAACTTATCGCATTTACAAAATGAGTGATAGGGCAAAAGAAAGTGATACTAACGAAAACTACATTCTGTATTTTTGTGGTGAACATATGTTCAAATCAGAAATGTTTTCTAAGTCATACAGTGGTAAAAAAATAAGTGATATGGTAAATGATATTGCTGTAAAAAGACTTGGTGCTGTTGTTAAGACTGTTGAGCCAACAGCAGGTATTTACGATATTATTATTCCATATCTATCACCACTCAAAGCAATTAATTGGTTATCAAGAAGAGCAGTGTCTCCACTGAGTGCAGGCTCAACCTATTTGTTTTTTGAAAATTTTGATGGTTTTAATTTCTCTTCACTTGAAACTCTAGTGCAAAAAGGTCCTGTACGAAAGTTACATGCTACAGTTAAAAAGATTGGCGAACCATTAGAGGCGCCGAAAGCAAAACCGAGTTTAGCACAAGAACAGTCTGACGGTGGAGAAAATTATAAATTCTCAAATTCATTTGATATTTTAAATTTAATGTCTAATGGATATGCAGGTTCAACATTACTCACTATCAATCCCCTAACTCAAGTGATTGAAGAAACTGTATTAGAAGCAAATAGTTTTTTTGATACTACAAAACATTTAAATAAAGTAAACCCACACAGTTCAACATTTAATGGACCGTCAATATCACCTAGAAGTGTTCAACTAGTAGAATTATCTACAAAAGATTGTGATAAGATAACATATGGTCCAGGACCAAAACCTAACGATATTGAAAAATGGTTTCTTCAAAGACCCATGTTTTTAGGTGGGTTAAATATGCAGAGATTATCATTGACAGTTCCTGGCAGTATGGAATACAAAGCAGGTGCTGTTGTTGAATTTACTGCACCTGAAGTTTCGTTGAATGATGCACCAGTTAAAAAATCAGAAGATGTTTTGAATTCTGGAAATTATTTGATTACTGCTGTAAGACATATAATGAAGCGTGATAGTCATGTTTGTGTTATTGAATTAGTGAAAGACTCTTTGAAAAAGAAACCTGAATAATGAAAGATATTAAATTTTGGTTTGGTATTGTTGAAGACATTGAAGACCCATTGCAACTATTTCGTTGCCGTGTTCGTGTCGCAGGATATCATTCGGCAGAAAAAACAGAAGTACCAACAACAGACTTACCATGGGCACATCCAATACACTCATTAGATTGGGGTCCATATAATAGGGCTGAAGAAGGTGATATGGTTTTTGGTTTCTTTGCTGATGGTGAAGATGCACAATACCCAATGATGCTTGGTATTGTTCCTGGTATTCCTCAAAAGATTCCTGATTCAACTAAGGGATTCAATGACCCAAGAACACCAGCTAAATTACAAACAAGACCTAGACCGCCTAGTGAAATTGTTAAATCTCAAACAACAGCAAAATAATAATGGCATCTCTTTTTCAACCATATACAATCTTTGCTAATACAGCGCCGACCTCAAACACCACAGGATTTTTGAGAGACCATTGTGGCGAAATTGTTTATGATGGTTTTGGCAATCCGTTGATTGCAAATATCACAATTGTTGTTGATAAGACTATTCAAAGAATCAATGAGAGTATTCCTAGAGTACCACCAACAAGTATTAATGTTGCTGGAGTTCCTCAAAATATAACTCCATCAGTTTTAGCACCAACCAATATTTCCGCAATTATTAATGCATGTGATGATGTTGGTTTAAACACTAAAGTGGCTAAGTGTGCATTGATTGCCATTGTTGGTGCCGCAACAAATTGGGATTCTACTTCGCCAACCGATACCGCAAATGATTATTCATCTCGTGGTATGTTGCCAATATCAGGTTTAGAAGATTATATAAAATATCAAAAGTTAGCCAGAGTTGATAATATCAATATTGATATCGTCAATAACCCAAATAGTTTATCAACAAATCCTAATGTTAGTGCTACAGTTGCGGCTTTGATTTTAAAAAATTCAGTGCCAAACTATGCATCGGCAATGAATAGTAGCACATTTATTCCAATCTCATTAGCATCCATATTACAGAACAATCCATTAATATCTCAGAAAATATCAACCAACAATGCCGCCGCAGGAAGTGCAGGAAGTGCAGGTAGTGCTGGTGGTGGTAGTCCATATGGTACTGTTGGTGGTGTTTCTGGTGCATCAAGTCTTGCTTTAATTGAAGGCATGTATGATTATTTCTTTAAGAAGAATCCTCTACCAGAAGATATTGCGGCAGAAGAACAGGATCCACAAGCTAATACAATATTTGACCCACCAGAAACTATTGTTGAAATAAAAGAAGCAGATGCGGCTCAATCAAATCCAAGTCCAGACAAATTAAATGAACCAACCAATTCACGATTGGCTCGTAATTACAAACCTACTGGAACTATTGTAGGATCCAAAAAAGCAACTATACTTCAAAATGTACCGGTTGCATGTGGTGGTTCGTTCTCAGAACCAGAGACAAAATACAATGCAAAACATCCACATAACATGGCTATCGAAACTAAGTCTGGTCATGTATTTGAATTAGATGATACTCCAGGCGCTGAGAGAGTTCATATCTATCATAGAACAGGAACATTTATTGAAATGCATCCTGATGGTGATGTTGTTGTGAAATCAAATAAAACCAGTTATCATTTATCGATGGGTGATTTCAACATTTATGTTGCTGGTGATTGTAATGTCACTGCTGAAAAAAGTATTCATATGAAAGCAAAAGGAGACTTTTGTCTTGAGATTGGTGGTAACGCTGATTTTAATGTTGGTGGTACTTTGAAGATGGAAGCAAAAGGCGAATCTAAATTCTATTCCGATTCAACAACAACTATTCAAGGTTCAACATTACAACTGAATCCAGGAACTGGTAGAGATAATGTTGACCCAAAAGCATTCAATATTGCTGAACGAACTACTGAACCTCAACAGAGAGAATTGACTGATAATGAGAAAAAAGGAATAGCACAAAATAGAAAAGATACAAATGTGCCACCACAGCTATCTGGTGTTGGTACTGTGCCTCCTCCAACTAAAACCACTCCTGATGGTAAAGAGATTCCAGTTAAGGCGCCGCCAGCAACTCCGCCGGCTGACTGTGCAGTCGGTGATAGTCCTCAATCGAAATATAAAAAATTCGCATCATTTCTTGATAGTCAATTATCTGCTGGTGGTTGGGCTGAGAATGGTCCAGGAAGACCAGGCAATCCAAAAATTCTTACTTGCTATAACGCATGTGGTTTTGGTAGTCTTAAAGATGACCAGACTGCATGGTGTGCTGGCTTTGCAGGTTGGGCACTCAAAACAAATTGTCTACCTTCTCTAGTGACACTATCATCTCAAGCATATAGAGGTTATGGAACTTCTATACCAATCACAGACCCTTCTTTATGGAGATGGAATGACCTTGTAGTCTTTAAATCTCATACAAATCCAGCACAGGGACATGTAGGATTCTATCGTGGATATGACCCAACAACAAGACGCATTAGAATTCTTGGTGGTAATCAAGGAAATACATTGAAGCTATCTAACTTTCTTTTTGATGATGGCAAAACATTATTTGTAGCATACATTGGAAGAAATTGGACAGTTTCTCCAGAATTCGATAAACCTATTGCAACAGCACTTGCCGCTGATGCTTTCACCACTACACGATAATGTCAATGCCTGTAGTTAGATTAGGTGATAGCTGTTCAGGACATGATGATTATTCACCACGCCCAAGTGTAAGTGGTTCAGTGAATGTTTTTGTAAATGGCATACCTGTACACAGAATGGGTGATGCGTGGGATACTCATTGTGCCATATCATGCCATACAGGAAATGCAATTGCAGGTTCACCTACTGTTTTTGCAAATGGTATTCCTCTTTGTAGAATTGGTGATGCAATTGATTGTGGTTCAACAATGGTGACCGGTTCACCTAATGTTTTTTCGGGGTAATTCATGGCTTTTAGTTTAGATACAACTTCAATTTTAGCAATTACTGCATTGCGTAATTTACCTGAGACTACACCACCCGTGTCTGGTCTTACTGCACAGTCTAAAGATTTAATTAGTTCAGTCACTGGAAATCGTGCGGCAATGTTTAGTAATCCTATGACAGATACGATTAGTGGTGTGACTAATCAAGTTGGTTCACTTGAAGCAAGACTGACTGCAATCTCAACAGGCGCTGTGACACATCCAAAAATAAGTGCAGGTGATGCAACAACATATTTGGCAGGTGGTGGAATAGGAAATCTGAAGACCTCAATGAGTAACTTCTTAGGTCACACAAACAGATTATCCGGAACATTAAAAGGTGCTGGCATAAATGCACCAGGACTTGAACAAGTTTTAAGCATTGGTAAATCAATGAATGATATGGTGAATATTATTGATGGTGCAAAAGGGTGTCTTAACATTATTGGTGGTATGACTGGTCTTTTTTCTGGTGATGACATTGATTCGGCCGCAAATCAAATTGCTGAGATGATAAACCAAATTGACAAAGGCATTGCCACAATTGCAGATATCACAGCAACTGTTGTTGGTATTGCTACAGTCGTAAATGCTATCATGGATAAAGATTCTAAATTTATTGAAAATTCTATTGAGCAATTAAAATCTGCGGCTCTTGCAATGGCTATTGGTGCAATTGCAAAAGACCCGTGTGGAAAGTTTATCATGGAAACAGTAGGAACCGACACTCTTCTGAAAAAGTTGACATAAATAATATCTATGGCTACATACACTTATTCGGATTTAGACTTAAATTTTGGCATTCATCCAGTCAAAAAAGACTTGGTAACCAAAAAAGATGAGAATGCTATCGCATTTGCAATCAGAAATCTAATTTTGACTAGCCATTATGAAAGACCTTTTAATCCAGAATTGGGTTCTAATGTCAGAAAATTGTTATTTGAACCTGTCTCAGTTTTTACAGCATCAGACCTTCAAAAAATGATTGAACAAACAATCGCTAACTTTGAGCCTCGTGCAAGAGTTAGAAGAGTTGATGTTATTCCTAATGAAGATAGTAATGCATATGATGTTAGAATTGAATTTTTCATTGATATGAAAACAACCCCAATTACAGCAGATTTTCTGCTTGAACGGATTCGCTAAATGGCAGATAAACTTAATATAACCGAATTAGATTTTGTTTCGATTAGAAACAATTTAAAAAACTATCTTCGCAATCAGTCGGCATTTACCGATTATGATTTTGAAGGTTCAAGCATTTCTGTGTTGTTAGACATTCTAGCATACAATACTCACTACAATGCATACTATCAGAACATGGTTGCTAATGAGATGTTCTTGGATAGTGCTGTTGTTAGAAATTCTGTAATATCACATGCTAAACACATTGGATACACTCCAACATCTCGCCGTTCAGCAATTGCAACAATCGATGTTGGTATCATTCCGACTGATACTGCTGGTACACTAACTATCCCTCGTTTTCAAGAATTCTTTTCAGAATCTATTGATGGAATAAACTATAACTTTGTAACAACAAAATCATACACCACCATTCGTGATTGTGGTGTATTCAATATTAAAGGTATTGAAATTGTAGAAGGATATCCAAGGGTACTGACTTTCACATATAATTCAGCATCAAATCCAAAAAAAGAATTTACAATCAGTGATATCAATGTAGATACTTCAACTCTTTTAGTTGCAGTTCAATCATCATCTACAAATACTGATTCGCACACCTATATGATATCAACTGATGCAACAGAAATTAATTCTACCTCAAGAGTATTTTTCTTAGAAGGTGGTCTTGACGATACTTATAAAATTAAATTTGGTGATGGTGTTATTGGTAGCAATCTTTCAAATGGAAATATTGTTATCATCTCCTATGTTTCTTCAAGTGCAGATGCGGCTAACAAAGCAAACTCTTTTACTACTGGTTCTATTTCTGGTTACAATCAAATTGTTATCAATGCAAATACAGCAGCCGCCGGTGGTTCAGAAAGAGAAACAATCTCTTCAATCAAGTTCAATGCACCACACTATTACAGTTCACAAAATCGTGCAGTGACAACTTCAGATTTTGAAGTTCTGTTGAAACAAAACTATCCAGCAATCGATACAGTTTCTGTTTGGGGTGGAGAAGAAAACACACCACCAATTTATGGTAAAGTTTATATCTCATTTAAACCAAAATCTGGTGTTATAATTAACAACACAGAAAAAACTAGAATTGTAAATGAATATATCAAACCTTTGTGTCTTGTGACCGTCACACCAGAAATTGTGGATCCTGAATACATCTACTTGAAATTTGATATTACTGTTGAAGTTGATTTGACTCTCACCACATTGACACAAAATCAAATCGCAACATTGGTTCAAAATGCAGTGTTTGATTATAATGACACAACGCTACAACAATTTGGTATAGTTTTTGTTCAATCAAAATTACAAAGTCTAATTGATAATGTGTCATCAGGTATTGTTGGTAACGAAATTAAAACTCGTGTTGAGAAAAGATTTACTCCACAACTAAATGCGTTAAAAACTTATTACATCGACTTTGCTATGCCATTACATCGTGGTGGTGGGGGTGGTGGTCTTTATGATTCATTAGACTCCACTGCATTCTATGTGAATGATGCATCTGGTACATATCGCCTTGCATATCTTGATGAAGCGCCAAATTCATTTACTGGTGTTGATGAGGTTGTTATTACCGACTCGGGTTATAGTTATCTTGAAGCGCCAACAGTTACTATTACTGGTGATGGTTCTGGCGCAACTGCTGAGGCAACTATTGTAAATGGTAAAGTAACAAAAATTACTATGCTGACTCGTGGCACTGGTTACACTCGTGCTGTTGTTACAATTACTGGTGGTGATGGTTATAGTGCTAAAGGAACTGCAATTGTTGCGGCTCGTTATGGTACACTCAGAACCTTCTATTACAATGAGTTGGCTGAGAAGATTATTATCAATGCAGAAGCTGGAACAATTAATTATGTAAGTGGTTTGATAGTTCTTAACAATTTTAAAATTGAAGCACTAGATTCTACTCTGAATCAAATTCGCATTGCAATTGAACCTGAAAATAAAATTATTGACTCAAGAAAAAATCAAATTCTTTTGATTGATACTGATGGCACAGATTCTGTTGTTGTAACTCCTAGATTAAGAAATGTCAATAACTAATAAGTTATCCACTGTTGTTCGTGAACAACTGCCTGAATTTATTCGGGCAGACTATGATACTTTTGTTGCCTTTGTTGAGGCATACTATGAGTACCTAGAACAAACAAACAAGTCAACAGATTTTGGTAGAAATCTTTTAAATTATTTTGATGTAGATAATACACTTACTGATTTTGAAGAATACTTTCGCCGCAAGTTTTTAAATTCAATTCCTGCCGAGACACTTGCCAACAAAGCGTTTCTTGTCAAACACATTAGAGACTTTTGGCGTGCCAAAGGCACAGAGAAAGCATATCGTTTTCTATTCAGAGCATTGTATGGTGAAGAGATTGAAATCTTCTATCCTAAAGATAACATTCTAAGACTCTCAGCAGGTAAATGGGTTAAGAGACAATCGATTCGTTTTCTATCTGAATTTTATCATCTGGCAACAGGTAATGGAAGTACAACAGTCTTTAGATTGTTTGAGATTGCAAGCACAACAAATCTTGAAGTTTATATCAATGGTGTTTTGCAAACATCAGGATTTAACATATCACCAAATGACCCAATTATCACATTCGATACAGCACCGGCAAATGGTGCCACAATTAAATTTCATTTCGCATCATCAGATATAGTTAATCAAATTAGTAGAACAGATGGTACTCAAGTTGTTCTCTCATTCACTGGTCAAACATCTGGCGCCACTGCAATATCTGAATATGCGGAACAAATTGTTATTGGTCAAACACATGTAAACGAAATTTTCGTTTCAAATATTAGTAAAGATGTTTCATTTATTCAAGGTGAAAATGTTATTGGTAGATATTACTATGAAGGCACTAATTATCTAAGTCTACATTTTACTTCTCTTTCTGTATTGAAAGAGATTAATGTAGTTTCTGGTGGCGCAAGTTATAATGTTGGTGATATTGTACCAATCATTGGTGGTAGTCCTGAAACTTCAGCATCTGCTATTATTGATGAAGTTTATAGTGCATTAATTTCTAGAATTTTAGTTATTCGTGGTGGCGCAGGTTTCAAAGCTGGTGGTGATGTTGTCATCACATCAACACCAAACACCGGTTTGACGATGGCTATTAATACTGTTGATTCTACTGGTAGTATTCATCCAAACACAATCAATGTTAATTCAGATATCATTTCTTTGTATGAAGGCAAAACAATATCAATATCTGATTATGGATTTCCAGCAACAGTCATACCAACAGGCGAAAATTCTGCAACAAGAATCGTAGATGCACTTTCATACGCAAGCATTACTGGTTTGGGTCCACTTAGCAATGTTATTGTTCTATCAAGCACATATGCATTCTCAACATTGCCAACATTGAATGCTGTTGGTCCAACTCTATCATTCTCTTCATCAAACACTGGTGGCGGTTCAGCTACGGGTAACACAAGCATTGTTACATTAGGTATTCTTGGTAAAATCAATGTGGCAAATGGTGGTTCAAATTATACATTAGGTGATGAATTGCAATTTACAACTCCTTCTGGTGGCAGAGGTTGGGGTGCAT